CTCAGGCCACCACTTCCACGACGACCAGCACCAGGTCGATGCACCGCTGGTCCGGGTTGTTGACGCCGGTGACGTTCGCCGCATGCGAGCGCCCGGCGCGATCGAGCCACGTCAGCCGCGTCTTCGTCGTCACACCCGCATGAAACGGCACAATCACGATCAGGGTCTCCATCGACAGCACGGTGCCGGCCGCCAGGCGCTCGAGGTCACGCGCCGTCGCCGGCCGGATCTCGCCGTAGAGCGTCGGCGGCGTCAGCGGCGTCAACGTGTCGGTGAACCCGCCGTCCCCGTCCGGCGCCGTCGTAGCGTTGGCCAGCGTCACGAGGTGGATCCGTTTGCCGATCTCGACGGTGCTCATTCATGCCAGCGCAGGATCGCGAATGCCGACGAGGAGCCGCTCGATCGCGGTCCACGTCTGTTCGTTCAACGTCTCATCGTCGCCGCGGTGCTCGTAGAGACTCGAGAGCATGAGCAGGATCGCCGCCGTGACGTTCCCGGGCGCCGTCGCCGGGTTCGTCCACAGCGGATCGGCCTGGCCCTTCAGGTACCGCAGGATGACCGCTTCCGCCTGATCGAGCTTGAGCTGCAGGTCGACGTCGCCGGGGTCGAGCGCGGCGGTCGTGATCCGCAGGTGGAGCTTCGCGGTCGCGAGCGTGACGAGGACGGCGGCCATCTACGGCTTCCCGTCCTTCCCGTCGCGGCCGCGTTTGACCATCAGGGTCCAGGCGTGCGCGCCCTCGCCCGGCTTCGTCTCGGTCGGTGCGTTGCAGTGCCACGTCGACCCCGCCCAGGTGACGAGCTCGCCGACGTCGTAGGCCTTCCCGTCCTGGAACACGCCGCAATACGTCAGGCCCGGCTTCCCGTCGACGCCGTCTTTCCCGGGGGGGCCGGGATCGCCAGGCGGGCCAGGCAGCACGGGCCGGACCTCGAGCATGGCGACGCGTTCCCGCAGGCCTCCCAGCTCGTGCGTGAACGCGTCGTCCTGCACGCGCCGCTGCAGATCGGCGAGCTGGGCGCCCTGCACCGCGAGCTGCTGCTGCAGCGGCGTCACGGCCTTCCGGATGTGCTGCGCGACCTCGGCGGCGAGCGCCTCGACGTGTTCACGCTGCATAGAGGTCGTCCAGGTGCTTCTCGAGGCTCGCCCCGAAGGCCTTCGCCATGTCCGGCGGCGGCGGCGGATCGCCAGGCGCCGGCGCCGGCGCGGGGGCAGGTTTCGCGAACGGATCGGCGGCGTCCCGTTTCGCCAGCGCCGCGAGCGAATAGTTCTGCTGCTGCAGGTACGGCGACGCGCCGCCGGCGACCTTCCCGACGCCGTGATATTTCTTGCGCGCTTCGTTCGGCGACAGCGAGCCGCCGCTGATCGAGTCGTTCGCCGCCTTCGTGCGCGTGGCGGTGTCCATCCAGATCAAGTCGTCGATATCGAACTCGACGCCGTACTGCCGGCCGTCGACCTTCTCGACGATCCCGAGGCCTTCGTCGAGACACAGCTCCATCGCGTTCAGGAGGCTCTGAATGCACTGGCTGTAGTACTGCTGCAGCAGCGGCTCGATGTTCGCGTAGGGCGGCGGCGGGCCGACGCCAATCATGTACGGCGGCACGTGGAAGCAGGAGCACACCGTCTCGGCGGTCCAGCGCAGCTGCTCGATGAGCTGCGCGTCGACCGCGCTCATCGTGAAGGGTTCGTATTTCAGCCCGTCGCCGCCGACCAGGGTGTCGCCGGCGTTCTTGCTGGCGATGGTCGCGAGGAGCCGCGCCGCGGTCGCGTCCGAGATCGCCCCGGGCGCGGTGAGCATCCCGCTCGGGTTCGCGCCGTTCTCGAAAAAGGTTTTCGAGTTGCTCGCAATCGCCAGCCCCTGCATCGCCGCGACACCGCACGCGTAGATCGGCGACACGCCGATCAGCGGGTGATACAGCGGACACATCAGGTCGTGAAAGATCTCGCGCGCCGGTACAATGACGAACGGGTCGGTGACTTCGGCGAGATCGTCGCGGGTGATCTTGTAGTAGACGTCGCCCGACGGCGTCACCAGCGGCGTCACCCGGCCCGGGTCGAGCACGTACGCCGCCGTCACGACGCCGCGGCTGTCGCGCTGCTTCAACGCGTAGGTGTTGCCCCGCGTGAGCTTCGACGTCACCCACTGCTCGACGAACTTGATGCGCGTCTGGTAGCGGTTCGGCTTGCGGAGAAACGGACTGAACGCCGCCGAGGTGGTCTCGGTCCAGATCCCGTCGTCGTCCTGCTCGACCAGGCGCAGGCAGAGCTTCGCGATGTCGCCGGCGATGAGCGACACGCACGCGTAGACCGCCGAGTAGGTCAGGACGTCGGCGGCGCGGATCTCGAGGTTGCGCTGCCAGGCGCCGGTGAACGGTTCGCGGACCACGGGCCACCAGGAGCCGCTCGTCGAGAGCGGCGCCAGCGCCAGCCCCTTCGTCCGGAGCTCCACCTTGCGCCCGAAGATCTGCAGCTCGAGGTGCACGCGCGCTACTTCTTCTTCGCCTTCGGCGCGGGGGTCGTGGGGGCGTCGGCGTCGACGCGGACGCCTTTTTTCTGGACTTCGATGGTGCTGACGTCGCCCTCGTCGGCCTCGTAGGTGTCGCCGACCTCGTAGTCCTTCCCGTGGTAGCTGTGGGGCTGCGTCGCTTCCATCGTCACCGTCACCGGTTTCTCGTCAGCCATCGGGGTCTCCTCTCAGACCGTGCCGTAGATCAACTGGATGCCGTCGGGGTCGGGCGGATCCGACTGGTAGCGGGTGAACGTGAGGCCGTGGATGTCCTCGAAGGCATCCCACGCGGACTTCACACCGGGGAACAAGCGGTGGCCGTAGTCGTCGCCCAGAATCAAACCGCCGCGTTTCACATGCGGCACCCATTCGTGAAGATCCCCACGCACGCCATAAAACGAATGGTCCGCGTCGATGTAGAGGTAGTCGATCGGCGTCGTCCAGGTCGCCGCGGCCGCGAGCGTCGTCGCCGGCACCAGCCGCATCTGCGCGCCGACGCCGGCCTCGAGAATGTTCCGAACGCAGCTCACGAGCATCCACGGCGCCGCCGGCTGGTGCGGATTCGCGGTCGGATGCACGTCGCCGGCCCAGGTGTCGACGCAGGTGAGCGTCCCGCCCCAGCGCCGAATCGCCCGCGCCACCGGGATCGCCGAGGCGCCGAGCCACGTCCCGAGCTCGACGCAGACCCGCGGCCGGTGCTGTTCGACGAGCTCGAGGATCTTGGCGCCGTGATGGAACCACCCCGGCGTCTTCGTGGTGTCGAGGTCAGTCGCGAGCACGGTCCACCCGGGTATAGCCGCGCGCGAGCAGATCCGCGATCAGCGCCGCCTGCTCGACGGCCAGAAATTTGGCCGTCCCGCTGAACCCGGAGTCCGGCGGCGGCTTCAGCTCGACGATCCCGTCGTCAGACGGGGACGCCTTCGACTTCGACGGTTCGGTACGTGTGCTGCCCAATGTGGCCGAGCTCCTTCGACAGATCGTGATCGAGGTAGACCGTGTGCCCCGCCTGGCGCAGCGCCCGGCAGAAGACGATGTCCTCACCGATGTCCCCGCCGGCGGCGTTCAGGCCGTGCCGGAACCACGGCCGCGGCAGATCCGCGACGACGTCCGCGCGCATCAGCACCAGGCCCAGCCCGAGCGCGTCGACCGCCTCGAGGCCGGTGGACTGCCCTGTGGTGACGACGCGCGCGCCGTCCTTGTGCGCCGTGAAGAGCCCCGACGGCTGCCGCACGGGGTAGTTACAGCCGACGACGGCCAGGTCGTGCATCGCCAGCAGCACCGCCGCCTCGCGCGGGAACGACATATCGGTGTCGAGCCAGAGAATGTCAGTCGCGCCTTGCTTGAGCGCCGCCTCGAGAAACCACTCCCTGCCGACGTGGATGTAGGTCGACGCGACAAACCCGATCGTGACGTCCGACCCCCAGGGCCCGCGCTCGCGCGTGTAGGCGTAGAGCTGGGCGACGTCGACGGCGAAGGCGGCCGGTACCTGGTCGCGCGTCGGGCCGCCAATCGCCAGGCGTCGCTCAGACATCCGCGGTCACCAGCGTCAACGTGATCGTCCGCGTCGCCCCGATCGCCGTCGGGTAGCGCGCGGTGGCGGCGGTCACCTCGGTCCGCGCCGCCGCCTCGGTCTCCGCCCGGATGCAGACCGCCTCGTACGACGACGTGCCATCGTCGTCGTACGTGTACTGCACCCGGAACAGATACCGCTGCACCGCTTACGTGCCGACGTACGCCGCGGCGGTCAGGTAGGTCACGGCCGCCGTGCGCGCCCGGATCCAGGTGATCATCCGCTCGGCCTTCAAGCCGATCAGGTTGCGCTGCCAGAGCGACAGGTAGACGGTCGTGGCGTCGACCGTGTCGGTCGGCGCCGAGTCCATCTGGACCGACGCTTCGCGGCTGACGTCGATGCGTACGCCGCCTTCGTCCGCGAACAGGATCGACGGTGCGTGCATCAGGATCACGCGGTTCGAGACGTTGTTCGACACGATCACCGGCATCCCGAAGAGCGTCCCGCCCTGGGCCGTCATGCCCGGGAAGAGCGGCTGCCCGAGCGCGTTCATCGACATGGAGAGGCCGAACGCGTTCGAGTCGGACATCAGCCAGACCGAGCCGTCGAGCGGGATGTTGGCAGCGGTGAAGACCGCCACGCGGCCCGCCAGGTCGAGCTTCGCCGCCGCCGCGGTCACGCCGGTCGCGGCCGCGGTGGCGGCGCCGTTGGTGATCGACGCCGGCGAGACGTTCGCGGCCACCGCGACGGCCGGATCGTTGAACTGCACATCGAGGAACGCGCCCATGCCGGCGATCATTTCCTCGCGCACGAGGGCTTCCGCCGACGGCGTCGAGAGCGTCACGAGCTCTTCGGAGAGGACGATGATGCCGGCGGCTTTCGCGAACGGGACGGTCACCGTCGCGTAGTCGGCCTTCGTCACCGGCTTCGGCTTGTTCTGCCCGACCCAGCCGTAGGTCCCGCCGGTCGTCTGGCTCGGGACGCTGACGTTGAACGGCACCTGGCGCAGGCCGGGGATTCGCCCGAGCAGGGTCCGCGGCCGGAGCAGCTCGAGGAACTCGTTGAGCGGCTGCGTGACGACGAGCGGGCCAGCCCAAGTGGCGTCGGTGGTCGTGCCGACCGCGACGGCGGCCTTCGTCCGCCACATGTGCTCGACCATCTGCTCGACTTCCGGCGTCGAGTCCTTCCACTGCTTCGCGAACTGCAGCGTCTGGTACGAGTCGCCGTGGCCGGCGGCCATCGCCATGCACATCCGCGCGAACGCGGTGCCCTTGGGGACGTTCGCCTTGACGCTGATCACCGGGACGGAGCCGGCGCGGAGTTCGCTGGCTGTGATCGCGTTGTGCGTGCTGGTGATGATCGGGGTCGCTTTCACGAGGTTCGTCTGCTCGAGCTTCCGGAGCCGCGGCAGGTGGTCGTCGATGCTTTCGACTTCGCGCTCGAGCGTCTTGTAGACCTCGGTCTGCTGCTCGTCGAGGGTCTGCCCTTCCGACTTGAGCATGAGGTCGTTCATCTCGGCCACTTTCGCGGCGCGCGTGTTCTCGAACTGCTGAATCTGTTCCTGGATCGTCATGGAGGTCGCGCCCCTTGCGGCGCGAACGATGGGGTAAGTGCCCGTGACGCCGGGCAAGTAACGGCCAGACGCGGCCAGGTCGAGGGCTTTGATGCTGTGAATCGTGGCGCTCGCGTTCGCGGGCACCGTGACCAGCGAGAGCTCCATCACTTCCGTCTTCAGGAAGCGGAAGCCGCCGGTCTCCTTGTTGAACGCTTCCTCGATCGCGCGGAAGCCAATCGAGACGCCGGAAATCAGGCCCGCCTTGACCGACTGCCAGGCTTCCTCGACGCGGTCGCGGAGGACGCCGGGCTCCTCGATCGTGGGGAGGCTGGCCTCGAACTCGATCCCGTCCTTGGTGGGCTTCTTGAACTTCGTCCACCCGACGGGCTTTTTGGCGTCGTGAAAGAGCAGGAGCGGGAGCGGGTTCTTGAACGTCACCCCGAGCGGTTCGATGATGTCGCCCATGCGATCCGGCTCGGGCGTCGTCGCGATGCCGGAGAGGACCCGCTTGTCCGCGTCGACGGACTTGACGTGGAAAATCGCGTAGGCCCGATGGTGCACGGTGCCCACAAGGGTGTGACAGGGTAGGTCAGAC